CATTTAGTGGGACTGTAAAATCTCCAACTTTTAATTCAACGGGGGCAGTAAGTGGTTATCACTTTCAGGTGGATAATTATTCCGATAGCAGTCTTATATATAATTCAAATCTCCGACTTGGTTTAACTTCAACAGGTATCAAGTTAACGAGTGCAACAACTGAAATGACAGGTGCTTTAACGGTTGCTGGCGATGTAAAAGTCTCTAGTGCTAATAATATTAAAGTAAATAATACAACACTTAACGGGATTATACTTTCCCAGAAGTACGATGATACACAGACAAGTCAGAACGTTGGCTCTTCTAATGTTACGCTAAACAGCTTTACTAACTTTGTTGCGCCTAGTAATGGTACGGTGATGTATGAAATTCAAATATGGGTTGATGGAGCAAGTAGCAAGCTATGTAAAATTGGGGTAGCGTCTAACTCAACCTCAAGTACGGTAGTAGTTCCTGCAAGAAGAGTCGCTTATGTAGATGAGTCAGACCAAGTGTTATGTACCTTAAAGGTTATGGAAACAGGACTGACTGCTGGGACGACCTACAGTAGATGGGCTTTTGGTATTACAAATTCAGGTACAACTTCTGCTTATAAGTGGGGTTATGGTGGAACTACAAGTACTGACTGGCCTCCATTAATTTTAACAGTTATGACAGCAGGTTTTTAATAAAAGGAGTATATTATGAAAGAATATGCAAAAAGAGTAAAGAGCAAGAAGTGGGCAGTCGCTAAAGTAAAAGTAGTAGACCAGCCAGCAGTCTCTGAAGTAAAAGATAGTGACGGAGTTGTGGTTCGTATTGCAACAGCAGAGCAATCACACGAAGTCATAACACTATCAAAAAAGACGTTTAACTCTGAGACGGGTATAGCAGGTGCTGACTCAACTCAAGACGTTACAGCGGCAATGTGTGACGATAGAATCGCAATGTGTGATAAATCAATAGCAGAGACTACATCTCAGAAAGAAGGGTGGACAGCCCTGAAGACTGATATAGCGGCTCTGTAAACCAAAAAGGATAAAACGATGTCTAAAAAAGAAAAAGAACAGACAGTAGTTATTAACGATGTTGAGTACAAACCAGAAGATTTCACAGAAGAGCAGGCTATGCTTGTTAATCACGTGGCTGACCTAGACAGGAAGATTGGAAGCAGTATGTTCAATCTAGACCAGTTAAATGGTGGTCGTGAGTTCTTTATGAAGAAATTGGAGAAAGCCCTTGAAGAGCCTGAAGAGGTAGAGGGTGAAGTCGAGGGGTAATGTGCGAAATATACTACATTGAGCAATGATGCAAAAACTGCACGTAGCTATCGTGGTACTGTTGTTGATGATAACGCTATCGTCAGCATTAATCTCAAATGGCTTGGGCAGTTACTTGTTCTGGTCGGTATGCTTGTTTACGGTTATTGGCGTATTGAGTCTCGACTGGGACAACTTGAAGAATCGATGGTTGCGAATGACATTAAAATTGGGAGTCTACTTGACAAACATATCGTTGAAGAAACTTTACAGCGAGAGCAATTAGAAGAGAAGGTGGCTTGGTATGAAAAAAACATCAACCCATTGAGTTGGGGAAAGCGTAAAAAGAAGTAAATGGGTAGCATGACTATCCATTTGGGCTGGTCGAATTATGCAACATTGCGTAACGCAAATCTGCGTATTGGTATGAAAAACAAGAATTGAATATGAAAAATAGTAACAAATCATCGGAACGAAGAATCTCGGAATGAGAAAGATGCTATCAATGATGTTCTATCACTTAGGTCACTTCGCAGATAGGCTACTTTGGTTTAATAGTCCAATGAGTGAATGTGTGGAAGATAGCCTCGGAAACTTACATCAATGGGCTATGTGGCAGTCAGTACAGTTTGATGACTACTATGAAATATGGAATTAAGATAACTAAATTACAAGGTAAGATGAAGAATGGATTTCATGGCGATATATGGCGAAGCTGGAATGATTGGCGTAGTGGGCGCAATGTTTGTGTATCTAGTAGTTTCAATGTCGAAGAAATCAGACGCACAGGCTCAAACGCTAGAAGACCTAAAAATTGAGAATCGTGGACAGAGTGAAACTTTAGAGAACATACAAGGTATGGTAATTAAATTAATTGAAAGGTGGAATAAATCAGACGATATATCTCTTAGACATCGAGAAGATATTATTCGTGAAATTGGTGATTTATCTGAAAAGATAAGTTACATAAGCGGAAGGTTAAACGGTAAAGGCAATGGATAGTTTAAGAACTAGTGCAATCAGTACAAGTCTAGGATTAGTGTATTATACTGACTTAATTTCAGGCATATTAATGTGCATAATGTTTTCGGTAAACATTTATTACTTATTATGTAAAACGAAAAAGATAAAGGAGAAGTAAGATGGACTTTAAGTCAATGCTTATGGATATGGCGCAAGCCCAAGCTGATAAGATGCAAGATGAAGCTATGAGCTTTATTGCTTCCGATGAGTTTGCAGACAAGATAGCCACTAAGATAAATGAAAAGATTAACATACCTTTCGTCTCGGAAGAGAAGGAGCAGTTGCTTTTTGAGAAAGTTGTTGATGTTGTAACAGATTTAATGGAAGGTGTCTTTAGAGGCAAGTAATGCACTTTAATGATGCAATAAAAATTATCCTTAAGCATGAAGGGGGATACGTAAATGACAAAGATGACCCCGGTGGTGAAACCATGATGGGCATCAGTAAAAAAGCGTATCCTAACCTAATAATTAAGGATTTATCAAAGAATGATGTATCGGACATATACTACAATGACTATTGGCTAAAGGCTAAGTGCCCCCAGATACCGGAAGAACTACGTATGATTTATTTTGATATGGTAGTTAATATGGGAAAATCTAGAGCAGTAAGGATTCTACAGGAATCTATTACGGCTAAGGGCATAAAGACTGATGTTGATGGTGGTATGGGTCCACAAACTATATCCAATTCGTTAAAGTCTGGTTTAGAACCCGAACGGTTGCGTAGCTACAGAGTTAAGTACTATGCTGACCTAGTTCATAGAAAACCCACTCTAGGGAAATATTGGTACGGATGGTACAGACGAGCAACGCAGGTCTAGACATATTTGACAACCTGAAGATACAGGGAACAAAGCGATGGAGGACAGAACCTCCTTTAGTTTGCCCCTACTGTTCAGAAGAGGACAGTATCTATGGTGTTGAAGTGATAGCGGCTTATGATGGAACATTGTACTGGGAGTGTGAAAGCTGTGAAGAAAAGATGTTAAGGTTTACAAAGCAAACTACTGTAAAGCACTTAGCAAAGACTGATGAGTTGTTTATTGACCTAGAGGGGTTAAGAAACATATGGCAAGAGGAACCAAATTAGATAAGGGAGTAGTAAGGCGTGGTATCATTACACCGGATAAACATTTTCCGCTACACGATGAAAAAGCTATCAGTATTGTATGTCAGGCTATACAAATCATCAAGCCAGACTTTTACGTTGACCTTGGTGATAGCGGTGAGTTTAGTAGCGTCTCCCATTGGCAATGGAAAAAGAGGAAGCGTCCTCCGTTGGAGTATCAATTACCACGGGTTTATGAGGACATCGGTAGTGTTAATGCAGGTATGGACATTATTGATGAGGCTCTTGATAAGGTCAATGTTAAAGAAAAATACTTTATCGAAGGTAATCATGAGCAGTGGCTCAATGGCTTTTCTGATGAAAACCCCTATTTACAAGGTCTTACAGTCCCAGACGCGCTCTTACTGGAGCAACGTGGTTTTGAATACTACCCAAATGGGAAGTACTTACAGTTAGGAAATTTATGGTTTTATCATGGTAATCATTATGGAGGAGTGGCACATGCCCGTAATCACTTATTAAAATTGGGATGCAATATTATGTATGGACATCATCACGATTTACAAATGCACTCAGTTACGCATATAGACGGACCAAAATCAGCTTGGAGTATAGGATGCTTAAAGGATATGACAGATGAAGCAAATGGATGGCTTGGTAATCGCAAGACTAATTGGGCACACGCTTTTGCTGTCGTCGACTACTTTGCCGATGGTAATTTTACCGTTCACGTTATCAATATTATTAATGGACGCACTTCATTATGGGGAAAAGAGTTAAATGCCTAAGCAGAACTTTGAAATAAACACGTTTAATAGGGGAATAATAGCAAACCCAGAGGACGAGCTTGATATACCTAATGAAGCCGCTACGTTTAGTCTAAACGTGGACCCATTAACAGATGGTTCTATAGGGGGTATACCAGATGATGTTTTTTTAAAGGTGTCAGGGTTTACTACGAACATGAGTATAATTACTTTTTCCGCAGGAACGGTTTCGGGACCGACTCAGTCGTCTGGCGGTCCAGATGGTCAATATGAGGGTGCAGGAGGCGGTTAGTTATGAGTGCGCTTAATCGAGACTACATGACCGTTGGAGGGACTTTTACGGGCACTGTTGATACGGATTATGAAATCTATATCAACAACCTTGATACCGTAGTTTACAAGATACGGCAAAACGGCGAGTGGACTAGCACAACCGCACCTGCTGGACACGTGACTACTGCCAACTGGGATTTAGATGTTCCCATAACACTGGCTGGTGGGTCTGTGGATGGAGCCACGGGAGTAACTATAACATTTACTAGGGGGTTAAAGTCCCTATATGTTACTGGTGATAAGTGGAGCTTTACTAAGTACGCTTCTATGCAATTAAGTGAGTATGCTGAGAATGGCTATGACACGCTGGAGATACTCGAACGCAAAACCAAAAGAGACTTAGTGGCGATGAGCAGTACAACTGGTAAAGTCGCTCTTGTAAAAGATTTTGAAGGCACACCTACCGTTGAAGAACAGATAGGTGCTTATGCTGGTCTTGTATCGGACACCTGTATTAGGAATAAAGAGATATTCATAGCGACCAAGTCGGCGTCTCCCAAATTTATTGGGTACACCAAAAACGATAGATTTGAGGGAGTCACTGATAACTTTAAATTCGTAGAAGATAACGCCTATGAACAGATAGACTCCCAAACATTTCAAAGTAAAGCCCTAGATGACTTCGTTTTTCTTCGTGGGAATGGCGCTAATCAAGGGGCTGGTAATATTATTGCCGGCATTATATACGGCGATAATGCTTTATACATCTGGAATAAGGACACATCGAATATATATAGATTTTCATTGGGGAGTGCTCCAGTCCGAATTCGTCCGAACCCCAGTGTCCATACGGATGGGACTATAATTAACGGTGTCGCTGTATTGACTCAGGGGCAGTCAACAGACAGCGCCTTTATCAACACAATGGAGTGTTGGAGCATACCTTTTTCTGGAAGCCTTATAGGGCAGGCGGCTAATTTAGATAAAGTGATACATCTCAAGAAACCAACACAAAATAATAACATTACTTCATTCTCAGATTTCCTGATAGTCAGTAGTCACTTTAACCTTGCTGACGCTAGTGCACAGTTTGACATAATATTAGCACCTGAATTAAATGGAAAAGACAATGTTCAAAATATGTGTCTCTTTAAGTATGAGAATTTTGATGATGCCACCGCATCTATTATTTCTTACATTGATATTACCCCGA